CTTAGATGTTCTAAAGGAAACAGACCCCATTGGCTATGCCGTGGCGGTTGCTGAACAGAGTCAGCGAGAGAAGCAATTAGCAGTAGTTAGGAATGAACAGCAAAGACTTGCCCAACAGCAACAATCTGAGCAACAGACCTCTCTGCAAAACCATCTCCGTCAAGAGTCTGAGAAGTTAACCAGTTTGATTCCTGAGTTAGCCACTCCACAGGGTGATGCGGTTCGGAAACAAATCCGTGACTATGCGAAGTCTATTGGGTGGTCAGACCAAGAACTCAGTCAACTATATGACAGTCGTGCTGTGGTGACTTTGTATAACGGGATGAAGTATCAGCAACTTCAAAAGAGCAAGCCAGAGGTAAACAAGAAACTTCAAGCTGCTCCTAAGATGATGCGATCAGGAACTTCTGCCCCTCCTACTAAGTCGTCAAGTGACAAACAGGCAATGCAAAGGTTGCGTGAGACAGGAAAAGTCTCAGACGCTGCCAAAGCATTTGAACGATTCTTTTAATTTTGGAGTATTAAATTATGGCTACCTATCAAACATATACCGCAATCGGTATGCGTGAAGACCTCTCGGATGTTATCTACTCGATTTCACCAACAGACACCCCGTTCATGTCTTCCATTGGCAAGACAAAGGCTACTGCTGTTTTGCACGAGTGGCAAACGGATAGTCTTGCAGCGGCAACCCTGTCTAACTTTGCTGTTGAAGGCGACACCGCTTCTGACGCTACTATGTCTCCAACCACTCGTGTTGGTAATCGTTGCCAAATCGCACAAAAGACTGTGAAGATTTCTGGCACTTTGCAAGCTGTTGACAAAGCTGGTCGTAAGTCTGAAAAGGCTTATCAACTTGCCAAGGCTTCTAGCGAAATCAAGCGTGACATGGAAACCTCTTTGTTGAGCAACCAAGTTGCTGCTAACGGCAATAGCTCTACTGCTCGTAAATTGGGTGGTCTGCAAGCATGGTTGTCTTCTAACTATGATGGTGGTACTAATGGTGTGGCTGGTTCTTTGGGAACTACTGCTCGTACCAATGGCACAAACCGCACTTTTGACGAAGCAATCTTGAAGACTGTTATTCGTGAAGTTTATGCTTCTGGTGGCAATCCTAAAGTGTTGATGGTCAACCCTGCACACAAGCAATTGGTTTCTGGCTTTGCTGGTATCGCTGCACAGCGTTTCATGGCCCCATCAAATGCTCCTACTACCATCATTGGTGCGGCTGACGTTTATTTGAGCGATTTCGGTACAGTTTCTGTTGTGCCTAACCGCTTTATGACTTCTACCAACACTTGTGACGAAGTTGCATATGTGCTTGACCCCGACATGGCTGCTATCGCTTACTTGCGCCCATTCCAGACCAACGAGTTGGCTGTAACTGGTGACAATGAGTCTACACAATTGTTGTGCGAGTTCACATTGGAAGTTAAGAACGAAGCTGCTCACGGCATCATTGCTGACATTACACCTTAATCTAAGGTAACTCCGAAAAATGCCTCAGACTAATCCTCTGGGGCATTTTCTTTTCTACCAAAACTGATAGAATTAGGCTATGCAAAACCCTGTCAATTTTCGTCAAACTGCTGTTCACTCTGATGGTGAAGGTGGTATCGTTATTCAGACTCGTCAGGACATAACTGACATTGTTGAGCAGAACAAAAAAGAGTACAACTCTTATGATGAAAAGGCTCGATGGTCTGATAACTTGTTTGGAAATAAAATAGCTTCTATTCCAATGACAGTTATTGATGATCTTAACAAACAAGGCATCATGCGTGGCTTTGCTGTGCTAGACGAGAAGCGTTTCAGGGCATGGTTAAATGAGCGTGATAACAGAGTTTTTAGAACTCGGACAGGAGTAGTATGAGTTTCGCAACATACTCTGATTTACAGACCTCGATTGCAGGTTATCTGGCTAGGTCTGATCTGACTAACCAGATTCCAGACTTCATTACATTTGCTGAGAATCGTCTGCGTAGAGAACTGCGTATTCGTCAGATGCTCAAATCTGTAACAACGCCTACAGTATCTGGTGACTCTACTGTTGAGTTACCTGCTGATTTTATCGAGATTCGTGATTTTGTCGCATTGACAAACCCAATTCAGCCATTGAGTTACTCTAGCCCATCTGCTTTGTCTAATGACCCAAGAGCATCAGAAGTTGGTGTTCCTAAGTCTTACACAATCTTGGCTAACGAGTTCTTACTGTCGCCTCCTCCTGATGGCATCTACACATTGAGATTGCTGTACTACGCAGCACCTCCATATCTGTCTAGTTCAAACGCATCTAATGTGTTTTTGAATGTTGCGCCTGATGCGTTGCTTTACGCTGCTTTGCTTGAGGCAGAACCTTATTTGATGAACGATGGTCGAATCAATACATGGGGCACTATGTATGATCGTGCGATTACCACTCTTACCAAGTCTGACGAAGAAGGTCAGTACTCTGGTGTCCCATTAGCAATGAAACTTACTGCAAGGTGAAACTATGGCTGAAATGTCTAACTATTTGGAAAATGCTCTTATCAACGTAACTTTGAGAGCAACTAGCTACACAGCACCAACAACTGTGTATGTGGCTTTGTACACTTCTGACCCAACAGATGCTGACACAGGTACTGAGGTATCTGGCACTAGCTATGCTCGTCAGTCTGTGACGTTTGGTGCGCCTAGCAATGGTGCGACTACCAACTCTGCTGCTGTTGAGTTTCCTCAAGCTGGTGGCTCATGGGGTACTGTTACCCACATTGGTATTCGTGATGCTTTGACTACAGGTAACTTGCTTTATCACACAGCACTAGACGCATCTAAGACTATTGCAACTGGTGACGTGTTCCGCATTGCCTCTGGTTCATTGAGCGTTACTTTAGCGTGAGATGGCTGATTTACTGCCTCCGTGGACAATTGACTCGCTAGACAATTTAAAGTCTAGCATTGATGACTTAACACTCACACTCGATAGTTCACTCTACACCACTTCAGTTACCCTATGGGATGCCTATGGGTCTGTGAGTGCTTCTGCGACTGTTACGGCTGATGCGGTAAGGGTTCAGAATGGTGTAGCAGCAGTAAATGGAACGGCAACAGTCACGGCTGATGCTGTCAGGATTCAATACGCTAGTGCAAGCATTACAGGTTCAGCTAGTGCGTCTTGTGATGCTACGAGGGTTCAGTTTGGCTCTGGTGCTATTGACGCTAATGCAACAGTTACAGCGGATGCGATCAGGGTTCAGTTTGCCTCTGGAAGTATTACAGGTAACGCTGATGTAACAGCAATTGGAACTCGTGTTCAGTTTGCAGACGCCTCTATAACTGGTACTGCTGATGTAACTGCTTTGGGTGGAATCGTTGCCAATGGCGTAGCTTCTATCACGGCTGATGCGACTGTTACTGCTGATGCAATTAGGGTTCGTGATGCTGTAGCGGTTATTACTGGTAGTGCAACATTTACTGCTAATGGTGGAATCGTTGCTGATGCTCACGCTAGTGTTGACGTAACGGCAAACTTTACCGCTAATGCTTCTGCGATATATGCAGGAGTAGCGTCTGTAACTGGTACAACTACGATCACAGCAAAAGGTGTAATCCTTGGTGAGAATTGGACACCAGTACCAGAGGATGACAATACTTGGACACCTGTTTCTACAGATTCAAATACATGGACAGTAGTTTCTAGCGACTCAAACACATGGACACCTGTGTCTGCTAATGACAACACATGGACAATTCAGGCTCAAGGGAATAACACATGGCAACGACAAAATTAACATTTGGTGAATGGATGCCTGACCAACCTAGCATTACTGGTGCTTTGGTTGATGCAAAGAACGTAGTCTCTCAGGCTATTGGGTATGGCCCACTACCAACTGCGGCTACATTCTCACAAGAAGCCTCTGAAGACCTTACTACATTGGTAGCAGGGAAAACACCAGCAAACGACACTAAGCTATTTGCTGCTGGAACTACAAAGATTTTCAGCATAAGTGGTGTTGGTGCGGTAACCAATGTTTCTAAAACTGGTGGGTATAGTCCTAACGCTTATGGCGACAGATTTAGATTTACTCAGTTTGGTAACTCAATTATTGGGACTAACTTTAGTGACCCAATGCAAGTATTCACCTTGGGTACTTCTACTGCGTTTGCAGACCTAGCGGCTAATGCTCCTATTTGTCGCTATTTGACTGTAGTGCGTGATTTTGTGGTGACTGCGTTTATTGACGTTTCATCTGTTCTTTATCCATCTAGAGTTCAATGGTCTGGCATCAATGATGAGACTGAATGGGATGCAGATCAGGTAACTCAATCTGATTACCAAGACATTCCTGATGGTGGTCAGATCATGGGAATTCGTGGTGGAGAAGTTGGGATTATTCTCTTGGAAAAGGGAATAACTCGAATGAGTTACATCGGGACTCCCTTTATTTTCCAGTTCGACAATATTTCTCGTGGTAAGGGATGTATCGCTTCAGGCTCAATTGCACAAGTTCAAGGCATAACTTTCTTTTTGTCAGACGATGGTTTTTACTCGTGCGATGGACAGAGTGTTATGGGAATTGGTACAGAGAAAGTAGATCGTTGGTTCTTTGCAAACGCTGATGAGAGCCAGTTCAACCTAATGTCTGCGGCTGTAGACCCCGTTCGCAAGTTGATTATCTGGAACTTCAGAACTACCTTTGGTAACAGACAATTGTTAATTTATAACTTCAACACTAAGAAGTGGACTTATGGCGATGCTGGTACTGATTACATCTCTGATGCTTCTACTTCTGCTGTAACCCTAGAAAACCTAGATTCCATTTCTAACAGCATTGATGCTTTGACTGTTAGCTTGGACTCTATCCTTTACATGGGTGGAAAGTACTTCCTTGGGGGTACAAGTGGTAGATATGTCGTTACCTACAATGGTGCTAACGCTACAGGGAACATCGTAACTGGTGATCTAAATGCAGGTGGTAGATCAGTAGTAACCCTAGCTAGACCCTTAATTGATGGAGGCTCTGCTAATGTGGCAGTAGCTTCTAGAACACTATTGAGTGAAGCACCTGTGTTTGGTACTGCTTTAGCGGCTGATTCTGATAACAGGGTGTCTCTTAGGTCTAATGGTAACTTCCATCAATTCCAAGTAACTCCTACTGGTCAATGGAAAACTGCTGTTGCCTTGGATGTAGATTTCCAAGGTCAGGGAGTTAGATAATGTTTAGAACGCTTCCTCCTTTTGGTGGAGATCAGCGACAGACTGCTGAGATTATCCGTGGAATCATGGATGGCAAAACCAACAATACTGGAACGCTAACCTTGGCTACTGGTGGTGCTACGACTACCACTCTGAATGACAGAAGGATTGGTGGGGATAGCGTTATTTTGTTTGTCCCTGACTCGGCTGCTGCCTTTGCTGATTCTGTGCCTTATGGGGCTTTTCAGGACTCTACAGACCAGACTGCTGCTAGTACGACTGTTGCTTACCCTATTACCTTTAATACAACTGACTTCTCTAATGGAATTACGTTATCAAATAGTTCAAGATTAAACGTAAAAAACGCAGGACTCTACAATTTACAGTTTTCCATTCAGTTTAAAAACACCACAAACGATGGTCAAGATGTGGATGTTTGGTTTCGCAAGAATGGAACAAATATCGCAAACTCAAACAGTAGATTTCACCCTCCTGCAAGGAAAAGTTCAGGCGACCCAAGCCATATGATTGCTGCATTGAATTTCTTTGTTGACATGGCTGCTAATGATTACGTTGAGATTATGTGGAGAACTGAAAATACTGGTGTAAGTATTGAGCATTTTGGGACAAGCACAAGCCCAACAAGACCTGCTGTGCCATCAGTTATAGCTACTATGAATTTAGTAGGTGGCTCTGGAAGTGCTACTTTTAATGGTGTTTACGCTAGTAGCCAAGGACAGGGAACAGCTACGATCACCCATTTTGCAAATTCAACTGCCGATAAGAAATACAAGTATGTTGTTATTGGATAATTTAGGTATAATTATGTCTAAGGATGACGCATCTCGCAGTCCAGAACTCTATGGAGAGAATGATGCGTAGACCTTTTTTTGAAGAAGACCAGATATATCAAAACTACGAAGATATTGGTGTTCCCCAAAGGGATAGGTTCATCCCTCAAATGGAAATGGAAGGAATGTCTGGAGGCTTTCCTAGCTTCCTTGGTGGCAATGCGCCTACTCCTGCTTACACGCCTCCCCCTGCTTATACGCCAGAGCCTGTTTATCAAGAGCCAGTACAGCAATTTGATTTTGCAAGTCAGTATTTAAGAGACAATCCTCAACAAGCACCAAGTTTGAATGACCCTAACATTCAAGCAATGATGGCAAACAATCCATTTGCCAATATGCAAGCAACACAAGGTTTGGGAAGTGCTGCTGGTATGCAACCAAACGCAAATTCTAACTTTCAACAAGAGATGCCAATGGTCGCATCTAGAGACAAGTTCATTCCACAAATGGAAATGGAGGGTATGTCAGGAGATACTTCTGGCTTCCTTAGTGGCAACGCACCTGCTCCTTACACGCCTGAACCAGTCTATACACCGCCTGTCTACACTCCTCCAGAGCCTGTCTATACACCTCCTGTCTACACGCCTCCGCCTGTAGCACCTGCGTATGAGCCTATGGTTGCTTCTAGGGATAAGTTTATTCCTCAGACTGAGATGGAAGGAATTGGTTCTTCTAATTTCCTTGGTGGTAATGCGCCTGTATTTGAGCCACCACCTCCCCCTGTCTACACACCACCGCCTGAGCCTGTTTACACACCGCCACCTGAGCCTGTGTTTACGCCACCGCCACAACCTGCGCCTCCCCCTCCGCCAGAACCTGCGCCTCCTCCTCCACCACCTCCTCCTGTGGTGACACCTGAACCTGCGCCAACACCGCCTCCTGCGCCTGTGGCTGTAGCCCCTCAACCAGAGCCTCAAGCTGCACCTCAGCCAGAGCCTGTTCAAGCTGCTCCTGTAGCACCTACACCTGTAGAACCTACACCTGTAGCTGCTCCTGCTCCTCAACCTACTCCTGCACCTGTAGCTTCAACTCCTACACCTGCACCAACACCTACTACGACTGCGAGTCCTACTATGGCAACAGCACCTACCTCAAACATTGACCCAACAATTCAGCCTTACCTGTCTTATGGTTTGCAAGAAGCCCAAAAGCTATACCAAGGTGGTGGGCCTCAGTACTATGGTGGTCAGACTTATGTAAGCCCATCACAGCAAACGCAAACTGGATTACAGGCTTTAGAGCAACGTGCATCTCAGGGTAGCCCTCTAACTGGTGCGGCTCAGAGCCAATTGCAAGGAACTATTCAAGGTAACTACCTTAGTGGAAATCCTTTCTTTCAGGGTGCGTTTAACCCTGCTGCACAAGCGGCTGAGTCTAGGTTTAAGGAATCACTAGGTAACATTGGTTCTGCGGCTTCTAAGGCTGGTCGTTATGGCTCTGGTGCTATGTCTACCATGCAACAAGGTGCTAGTGGTCAGTTTGCTAAAACTTTGGCTGATACGGCTGGTGGCTTGGCTTACCAGAACTACGAGGCAGAGCGTGGTCGTCAACAAGCGGCTACGATGGCTGCACCTGCAATGGCTCAAGCTGACTACGCTGATATTCAGAATATGCTCAAAGCAGGTCAGATGCGTGAAGGCTACACAGGCGCACAGCAACAAGCTGACATTGATAAGTTCAACTTCCAACAAACTCAGCCTCAGCAAAACCTGACAAACTTCTTGTCTGGTGTTTATGGAAACCCATTAGGTAGAGCGCAACAATCTATGGCTTACCCTCAACCATCTAAGTTGCAAAACTTCTTAGGTACTGCTGCCTTGTTGGGTGGTGTTGAAAGAGATACTGGTTGGTTGAGCAAGGGTTGGAACGCTTTAACAGGCCCATAAGGAATAAATCATGGCAGGACTATTAGATATTTTCGGTACTGGTGGCGTAGAAACAATGGGTCTTTTGGGGATGTCTCCAGAAGACGTGCAAAGGAATCGTGACAGCGCACAAGCCCAAGCACTCTACGCATTAGCAGGTCGCCTATTCCAAGGTGGTAGGGGAGCATCATCTGTGCTTGAGGGACTTCAACAAGGTCAGCAAGCATACAGAACAGCTATGCAAGGCAGTCTGCAACAACAACTACAAAACGCACAAGTTCAAGAGATGCTTCGTAAGCGTCAGCAAGACCAAGCGGCTTTGGCTGAACAACAAAGAATTCAGCAAGTTCTTAAACGAGCTACAGGCCCTGAAGTATTCCCAGAGACTCCATTGACAAATATGATGGGTCAAGAGGTTGCTGGCCCTAATATGCCACAGCCTAAAGGCATGGGATTGACTCAAGATGTTGTTAATCAATTGATTGGCTCTCAACAAGGTCAAGCCGCTTTGGGACAGATGGCTGATCTAATGCCTAAACTTCGTAGGGCAGGTATTGGTGTTGAACAAAGACCAGAAGACAATCCTTTCTTGGTTTTTACACAAGATGAGACTATTCCTAAGAATGTTAAGACTCTTGCTGAACAATATGCTAAGAGTTGGTCGTCTGGTCGTTTAGACCCTGATGTTGCTGACAAGCGATTCTCTGAACTTACTGCTATGGCTCAAAGAGTGCAAGACAGAGATGCGGCACAAGCAAATCTAAAAGCTCAACAAGATCAAATGGCTGAATTCCGCAGACAAGGTTTAGAGCAATCTGCTCAAGCAAGAGCATTGCAAGGTGAGATTGCAAGAGGTAATTTAGAGCTTCGTAGACTTGAAACTGAAACTAAACTAGAAGCTAAGGCCGAAGAACGCAACAAGCCTATTGCAGAAGCAAAAGAATCAATTAGCTTAATCAACCAAGCCGAGAAACTGCTAGACAAAGCCACAGCATCTTTAACTGGTACAGGTGTAGATGTGTTGGCTGGCGCTGTTGGGGTATCTACTGAAGGTGCTAAAGCAGCGGCTCAACTTAAAGCAATTCAAGGTGCGTTGGTTGCTAAGATGCCTAAAATGTCAGGCCCACAGTCTGATAAAGATGTTTTGCTCTATCGTGAAATGGCTGGTCAAATTGGTGATTCAACATTGCCTGTTGATACTCGTAAAGCAGCCCTTGAGACAATTCGTCAAATTCAAGAGCGTTACGCAAAAGTTCCAGAAGGTTCTAGCAAACCTGTTGAAGTATCTCCATTTAAGTACTCTCCTGCAAAAGAAGATCGTTATCAGCAATGGCTTAAGAAGCAAGGCGGTTAATCATGGATGAACTAGAAGAATTTGAGTTCAGACGCAGATACGAGATGGAGAGGGCTTCGGCTAAGAAGCCTCTTGCTTGGTCTGATGTGCCACTTGAGGCAGTAAAGAGTTTCGGCCCATCTGTTGCCAATATGGTTGGTGATATTTACCAAGCCGTTACTAGCCCTGTTCAAACTGCTAAAACAGTTTTAGACCTTGGTGCTGGCATATTGCAAAATGTGCTTCCAGAAAAATTAGTGCAAATGGTTGGTGAGGACAGGCCAAGCCGTGAGACAGCAAATAAGGTAGGCCAATATTACGTTCAGCGTTATGGAAGTTTAGAAGGTGCTAAACAGGCAATTGCAAAAGACCCTGCTGGTGTAATGGCAGATCTTTCTACTGTGCTGACTGCTGGTGCTACTTTGCCTACTCGTGCTGCCCCTGCATTGGCTACTGCGGCTCGTTCTGTTGACCCCTTAATGCTTACAGCAAAAGGTTTGGGTAAAACTGCTGAGTTGGGTGGTGCGGCTACAAAGCAAGTTCTTGGATTGACTACTGGTGTCGGTGGTGAGCCTATTGGACAAGCCTTTAGAGCAGGTTTGGTTGGTGGTGAAGCTGGTGAGGCTTTGAAGGCCAAT